CTGTCGCTGCTTTAAGTCTTATGGCTTTAGGTTCTGTCGCTGCTTTAAGTCTTATGGCTTTAGGTTCTGTCGCTGCTTTAAGTCTTATGGCTTTAGGTTCTGTCGCTGCTTTAAGTCTTATGGCTTTAGGTTCTGTCGCTGCTTTAAGTCTTATGGCTTTAGGTTCTGTCGCTGCTTTAAGTCTTATAGCTTTATTGGTTTTGTTGTCGTTGCCTCGGCGTCGAGTATATTAGCGGTTCGGTGGATCCGGGTCGGACCTCGGTCGGGGCTTGATCGTTGGTGGTTGTTGTGGCTTGGGCGCGTGATTCTGCGAGGCGGCGTCGGTTGCCGTCTGATTGGGCGTCTAGGCGGCGTGCGGTGTTGGCTCGTGATGGTGGTCGTTGTCAGTGGAAGGTTGATGCGTTGTCGGTGTGTGGTGCCCCGGCTACGGATGTGGATCACATTGTTGCGGGTGCTGATGATTCGTTTGGTAATTTGCGGGCGTTGTGTCGTGAGCATCATGCGTTGAAGTCGGCGCGTGAGGGGCATGTGGCGTTGGCGCGTATGCGTCGTGAGGTTGCTGGTCGGTTCCGTAGGGTGGAGCCGCATCCTGGTTTGCGTGGGGGTGGTGTGAGTGGCTCGTAGTGGTCCGGTTCCTGCGCGGCGGGATGAGTTGGTGGATCAGCGTCCGTCGAGGACGCAGCATGTGACTGGTGGCGTTCTGATGAGCACGTCTCCGCGTAAGGCGGATGCTAAGTGGCATCCGACGGCTAAGCGCATGTATGACGCTATTGGTAAGTCTGGTCAGTCGTACTGGTTTCAGCAGACTGACTGGGAGATGGCGTTTTCTCTTTGTGAGGATTTGTCGGCGTATAAGCGTCAGCAGGATGACGCGGTGCGTGCTCGTGCGTTGAGGGCTGGCTGGGATGCTGAGGCGGCGTCGTTGAAGCCGTCGGAGCGTGAGGCGCGTGGTTTTACTCGTGATCGTCCTCCCCTGTTGAGGGATCCGTCGTCGCAGCGTTTGGCGACGATTTACATGGAGTTGGGTAAGTTGGGGATGTCGGAGTCGGAGCGCCGTAGGGCTGGTATCGAGTTGCGGCCTGATGAGTCTGATGTTGTTCCGGCGTCGGTGAGTGTTATTGATAGTTACCGTGAGCGTTTGCGGTCGTCTTAGTTGTTGGGGGTTGTTGAGTGGTTGTTGTTTATACTAAGCCTGCTTGTGGTGCTTGTGTTGCGACTAAGCGCGCTTTGGATAAGGCGGGTGTTTCGTATGAGACGGTTGATGTGAGTGTTGATTCTGAGGCTCGTGACATGTTGGTTGGGTACGGGTTTGGCGCGATGCCGGTTGTGGCTCCTACGGGGGATGTAGGGTCATGGTTTGGTGGTTTTAGGTTGCAGCGGTTGCGTGAGGTGATTGCTGCTGAGGCAGCCGCTTAGAGGTTGTTCCCGGTAGCGTATTCAGCCCGCCCCCACAATGGCGTGGGGAGTGGGCTGGAGATTATCTAGTTCCTCGTCGTCCTCCGGGACTGGCGGGGTTTAGTATTGCCCCGTCACTTCCTGTCTCCTGGTGTTGGGGGGGCGGGTTCCGTGGCGGGACGTTTTTGGTGGCCCCCGTACGCTGAAACGGCGAGTCCTGGCCGCACGCGCACGACGGCTATATGGCGGGGGCATTTTGCTTGTGTTGTGGTAGCGGGGTTCGCCTTGCAGCCGCCCCCCTGGCGGTTTTCGTTGGGGGGTTCATCTTTGGCCCGTGTGGTGGAATTTGGTAGACACACCACACTCAAAATGTGGCGCTCTTCGGAGCGTGCGGGTTCGAGTCCCGCCACGGGTACTTGTGTGTTGATGGGGTTGGGAGGTGTCCTGGTTTTGGTCGATGTCGATAAGGCTGGGGCACCTCCTGGTGGTCCCTATGATGGTTTGTCTGATGAGGAAATCCTTGAGCGTTTTGCGCCGGTGCATTATGGGCCGACGTGGGAGCGTGGCGAGGACGGTCGGTTTGTGTTGCCTGAGCATACGTTGGGTTGGGAGATAGCCCGATGGTGTTCGGACTACTTGGAGCCGCTTGGTGCAGACCAGGACGTGTTTGAGTTTACCTTGGAGCAGTTGCGTATCGTGTTGTGGTGGTATGCAGTTGACGATGAGGGGAAGTTCATTTACCGACGCCGAGGCGTTTTGCAGCGAATTAAGGGTTGGGGTAAGGATCCTCTACTTGCGGTGCTGTGTCTGGTGGAGGCGTTTGGTCCGTCCCGGTTTGCTGGTTGGGGGTCGGATGGTGAGCCTGTGGGGCGTAGGTGTCCGCAGGCGTTGGTGCAGATTTTCGCGTTGAAGCAGGAGCAAACGTCGAACACGTTTGATATGTTCCATGTGCTTGTTGGTGACAAGATGCGTGCGAAGTATGGCGCGGATGTGAAGTTGCAGATTGTGCGTGGTTGTAATAACACGGCGCGCATTGAAGTGAAAACGTCGTCGTTTCGGTCGACGGAGGGTAACCGTTGTACTTTCGCGTTGTTGAATGAGACGCAGCACTGGTTGCCTCAGAATAACGGGCAGAAGCTTAAAAACACCGTTGAGGGTAACACGACGAAGATGAAGTCTCGTTACTTGGCTATCACTAACGCATACAAGCCTGGTGAGGGTAGTGTGGCTGAGGATGACCGTGAGGGATTCATGAAGTCGTTGGAGGGGTTGACGACGGAGACTGACGTGTTCTATGACTCGTTGGAGGCCCCGGATGATACGCCGTTGGATGAGCGCGTGTTTAAGGTGTTGTATAACGCTGTACGCGGCGATTCGGTGTGGTGTGACGCGGACGAGGCGTGGCGGTCGGTGCTGAATCCGTCGCGTCCTACGTCGGAGTCTCGTCGCATGTACCTGAATCAGGTGTGGCAGCCGGAAGGTAACTTGTATTCGTCGGCTGAGTGGAAGCGTATTGAGCGTAAGGCGACGTTGGATCCGGGGGATCGGATTGTACTCGGGTTTGATGGTGGTAAGTCGGATGACTCTACGGCGCTTATCGCTATCCGTGTGTCGGATGGTTTGATGGTGCCGTTGTTGTTGGAGGAGAAGCCGTTGGACCTTGCGGGCGACTGGGAGGTTGACCGTGAGCGCGTGGATTCGATGGTTCACAGGTGTTTCCGTGATTATGACGTTGTTGGGTTCTATGCGGACGTGGCGTTGTGGGAATCCTATATCCATGAGTGGACTTTGGATTATGGGGAGCGGCTTGTGGCTCGCGCGTCTGATCGGGGTCCGATTGCGTGGGATATGCGTGGTTCCCGTAAGCGGACGGTGAATCTGCATGAAGCATTTATGGCGGCGATTCTTGATGGGAAGGTGTCGCATGGTGGTTCGCGTGAGTTGTCGGCGTCGTTTCGTCGTCATGTGTTGAATGTGTTGCGTAAGGATACGCCGTATGGCGTGTCGTTTATGAAGGCTGGCCGTGAGTCGAAGAAGAAGATTGACATGTATGCGGCGGCGATGTTGGCGTTTGGTGCGTATCGCGATTATCAGACGGAGATGGCGTCGCGTCCGGTTGCGAAGGTCGGGGGGTCGTTCTACCGATTCTAGTGGGGTGGTGTGTTGTGGCGGCTATTATTGATGCTGGCGATTCGTTGGAAGCTCTCATTGGTGAGGGCTTGCGGGTGTTGAATCGCGATTGGGAGGATGGGTTGTCGGTTGCTGATGCTTATCTGCGCGGCGATTTTGATGACCCGTATTCGCCCAAGGGCATGTTGCCTGAGCATAAAGCGATGATGCGTCGCGCTCGTCAGAACTGGTGCGAAATCCCGGTCAATGCGGCTGTTCAGGCGTTGGCGGTTGATGGGTTCCGGTCGGGGGATCAGCGTGCGGGTGATGAGCGTTCGTCTGAGACGCCTGAGTGGGACTTGTGGCAGCGCAGTAACTTGGATGCTAAGCAGGCGCAGGTTCATCGTAGCGCGGTGGCGTATGGGCAGGCGTTTACGGTGGTTGAGCGCGGTCAGGATGGGCGCGCGTATGTGCGCGTGTTGTCGGCGTTGCGTACGGTGTGTTTGTTTGAGGATGCGTTGTCGGATGATAACGCGATTCTTGCGTTGTCGGTGATGCGTCGTCCTGGTTTTGGGCCGGATGGTCGACCTAAGCCTGGCCTGGCGGTCGCGTGGGACCGTTACAACCGTTACGACGTTGTTCTGCCTAATGGTGGTGAGGAGCTGGTTGTTGGGCCTGGTGTTGCGCATGGCGGCAATGGGCATTGTCCGGTGACGCGGTTTGTGTCGCAGATGGATGATGAGGGGCGCGTGCAGGGCGCGGTGTTGCCGTTGAAGCAGTGGCAGGACTCGTTTAACCAGATGTTGTTTAATCTGTTGTTGGAGCAGTCGCATGGTGCGCATCGAGTGTTGTGGGCGACGGGTTTGGAACCTGCGGTTGCTGTGGATGCGGATGGTATGCCGGTGGTTGGCCCGGATGGTGGGGTTGTTCGTCAGCCGATTGCGGCGGGGCCGGGGGATTTCCTGGTCAATTCGTCGCCGGACGGCAAGTTTGGTTCCCTGCCTGTTGGTGACCAGTCGGGTTATATCGCTGCGATGGACGCGCTGATTAAGGACTTTTCGGCTATCTCGCAGACGCCTCCTAACTTCCTCCTCGGCCAGATGGCGAACTTGTCTGCCGATGCGTTGAACGCGGCTGAGAAGTCGTTCCGCCGCAAGGTCGAGCTGTATCGGACTCAGTTTGGTGAGTCCTGGGAGCGGACGTTGCGTGTGGGTATGGTGCTAGAGGGTCGCGCGGAGCGCGACCAGTGGGAGCATAACGAGGTGTTGTGGCGGGATCTGGAGTCTGCTGCTTTGTCTCAGACGGCGGATGCGTTGTCGAAGTTGCGGGAGATTGGGGTGCCGTCTCGTGGTTTGTGGGAGATGGTGCCTGGTGTGTCGCCGGTTCAGTTGGATCGGTGGGATGAGTTGGCAACGTCGGAGCGTTTGGGTTCTGATTTTGGGGCGGCTGTTCAGGGGTTTAGTGCGATGGGCGCGCAGGGCGCTCTGGATGAGCCTGTGGCGGCCTCGGATGCCAGGCCTGTGTCTTTGGTCGGCGGTGACGCGTAGTGCCCGCAGACGCGCGTGTGGAGGTCTTGTTGAGGGCGTTTGAGGCGTCGCTTGGCAGGCTCAGTTTGGGGACGGTGCAGGATGTGTCCCGCTGGTGGGAGCAGGTGGATAAGGGTGGCGATGTTGCGGCAAGGTTCGGGGAGCTGCTTGTGGAGCCGTGGGATCGTGGCGCTGTGCTTGGGGTGGCGTTCTACAGGTTGTTGAGGGCGTTGCAGACGGGCCGCACGGTCCCCTCCCCTATTCGCGGTCATGCGCAGGGCGGCGAGGTGTCGTTGGGTGAGTTGGTGCGTGAGTTTAACGAGGCGGCGGGGGTAAACGCTTTGACCGCCTCGTCGCTGGCTGGTGTGCGTGTTGCGGTGGACAGGCAGGTGACGCCGGACTTGGGGGCGTTGCGTGATGCGGATGTGAGGGCGGCGCAGGCGTTGTTGCGTGCCCGTTTGGAGGCTGGCGAGGTGTCGTCTGGCGTGGTGGCTGGTGTTGGTCAGCAGGCGGCGGCGGGCGGCGTCCGGTCGGTGGTGCGCGATATGGGGGACCGTGATCCGGCTAGGCAGGCGTGGATCAGGGTGTCTGGGACGGGTACGCCGTGCGCGTTCTGCGCGATGTTGTTGTCTCGCGGCGCGAAGTACACGGGCAAGCATGAGGCGTTGCGGCATGACATTGTGCATGCTGACGGGACGCACGGCTATCACCCGAACTGCCACTGCTATGCGCTGCCCCTGTTTGCGGGGTCGAGCATTGAGGGTTCTCGTTTCGCGGTGAATCGGGAGATGGAGGACCTGTGGAAGCATGACTTCAAGGGTAAGGGCTTGAAGGGCAAGTCCGGCTGGCGAAGTTACTACTACCGGAAGTTTGGCCGGTAGGCGGTTGGTAGAGGCCCTGGCGGTCTCATTGGTGTCCCGCGTTTCGTCCTGGTGGCGTTCGCGGGCTTTGTTTTTGGGAGTGTGTGATGGCAGACGAGAAGAATGTGGCTGATGAGGCTGAGGCAACTGAGGGCGGTGCGCCGGGCGCGCGCGGCGAGGATGCGCAGGTTGAAGCAGCGGAGCAGGCGCAGGAGGAAGGCGTTGCGGGCGAGGGCCAGGGCGGTGTTGCTCGTAAGGTTGATGACTTGCCTGAGTGGGCGCAACGTGAATTGAAGGGTGCGCGTGACGAGGCGGCGAGGTATCGCACGCAGCTACGCGACCTACAGGAGTCGGCGAAGGGTTTGAAGTCGGTCGAGGAGTTTGAGGCCGCTCTGTCGGCGGCTGATGAGAAGACTCGTCAGGTTGAGGCTGAGCTGGAGCGTGTGCGCGCGCGTCAGCAGGTGCGTGATGAGTTCCCGAATCTGCCCGGTAAGGCATTTGAGTTTGTCAAGGATGGCACGGTTGAGGAGATGCGGGCCGCGTGTGAGGAGTTGGCGTCCCTGGTGGGCGCGGCCTCGGGTGCGGCTGGTCTGCCTCGCAAGGGTGGGGGTTTGGCTCCCGCTGAGGAGGCGGAAGGCGAGTTTAACGCGCGCGAGTTTGTGCGTGGTCTTCCGCGACGTTGACTTTTTGAGAAGGAGTGGATATGGCGAATAGCTTGAATCACACGAAGATCAAGCCCGAAAAGCTGGCGGCTACGGCTGCTGAGCTAATGGAACGTGAGCTTGTGGTTCCCAAGCTCTTTGCTCGTAAGGGCATTGAGGACTTTAAGGGCGCGAGGGATGACACGATCAATGTTCGTGTTCCTGGTATTCTTCCGGCGCGTGACTACGAGTGGCGCAACAACCGCGCGCAGCCGTTGTCGTTCGATGAGTATCGTGAGCGTAAGCTTGCGGTGCGTTTCGGCGGCAATGCGTATTCTGCGACGATGCTCACCGACGAGCAGCGCGAGATGGACTTTATGGGGTGGACGCAGGACATTCTGCCTGCCCAGTCGCGCGCGGTTGCGCGCAAGTTGGAGTATGGCGCTATTAAGGCGTTGCAGTCGGGTAAGTATTCGGTGACTATCGGCGCGAACGGGAAGGCTTCCAGCCCGGGAGGTAATGTCCTTGCTGCGATTGTTGAGGCGCGACATGCTCTCAACCGTATGGGCGCGTCGAAGGTGAAGCGCACCCTGGTTATCGGGTCTGATTGGGACACGATTTTGCAGAGTGAACCTACTCTGGGGGCGAGCTATTTTGGCGATGCCCTTGCCGAGTCGGCATTTGCCGACGCCTTGCTTGGCAAGGTGAAGGGTTTCGAGGTTGTTGTGTCGGAGGACATCGCGCCGGATGAGGCTTATGCTTTGACGGGCGATTCGTTCGTGTTCCTGAACGCGGCCCCGGGTGTGCCTGAGTCGGCTGTGGCGGGCGCGTCGATGCTGTCTCAGGATGGTATTGCGATGCGTTGGTTGCGCGATTACGACCCGCAGTACCAGGTAGAGCGTTCCACGGTTAACACGTGGTATGGGTACCAGCAGGTGCTGGACCCGGTTATCTACGTGAACGATGACGGGCAGGAGGTTGTCTCTGACGATGAGTACAACATCCGCTCGGTGAAGCTCACGCTTGGGCCGACTACGGGCACTAAGTACTTCCCGGAGGGTTCGGATAAGGCAAAGGTCGCTAAGGGCCTTGGCCTGACGAAGACGCCTCCTGGCATCGTGTATGCCCCCGTTGGTCCCTGACGGTTGGAGTGGCGCGCGGGGGTGAGGTTGTGAGCCTTGCCCCCGCTTGCGTGAAGGGGGTGTTTGCGTGAGCGAAACTGAGGAAGTTACCCCGCCCGTGTCGGAGGCTGAGTCGGCTAGGCGCAGGGAGATGTTGATTAGCGTCGACGAATTGGAGGCTCGCCTCAAATACGCTTTGTCGCCGGATGAGAAGGATACGGCGGCGGCGGTGATTTGGGATGCGTCGAACCTGGCTCGTTTGCATGGCAGGCCGTCGTGGATGGCGGACGCTGTGCCCCCGGTCGTGAAGACAATCGTGCGCAACGCTTGCGTGCGTTACATGGACTTGTCTGAGTCCGTGGTCCAGTCTCGCGCCGGTGATGAGACGGAGGCGTACACGGACCTTGCGCTACGTACTGGCACGGTGTTCTACACGCCGGACGAGGTGCGGACGTTGCGTCAGGCGGCGGGCCTGGATTCAACCCTGTCGGTTGTCCACACGTTCGTCCACTCCCCCACCGCCCCGACATCGAGGGATGTTGATCGTGGTTGGCATCGTTGCGACTGGTGGATTCCGGGTGCCCGCTTCAAGTGGAGTGAGGGGGCGCTGTAGTGCCAGTTGGCAGACATAGGGGACTTACGGGGGTCTTGTATGGGCGTAAGCGGGCGCGGGACGCGAGGGGGAACCTGGTGACCGTGCCCGACATGGATCGCCCGTACAGGTGCCGCATGTCGATGAAACAGATCAGGGCCAACCGTGGCGCGGCGAAGGGCCAGTTGACGAATGAGGTTGTGTTGATCCTGGTGGAGCCTCGCACGGTCGACGGGGAGTTGTTGACGGACGTTGGCGCGTGGACGTTGATCGAGTTCGACGGTAAGCAGTGGGATGCGGCTGCTCCCCCGGCGTTGAAGCGGGGGACGCGCAGGACGACTCATTGGGAGTTCGAGTGCAGGCCTCGCCCGCCGTCGAATCTGACCGGGATTGGTGGTGGTGCCGGTGGTTAGCATGCTGGTGACTAAGGAGCGGTTGAATAAGATCGTGTCCCACATGCCGCAGGTGCGGCGTGAGGTGACGGGGCAGACGAATAAGCGGGCGGCGGTCGCTAAGGCCAAGCTCGCTGCCCACCGCTACCAGGGGCACGCGAAGATCGAGTCTTACGTGGCTTTGGTTGATGGCTACATTGTCCTGTCTGACGAGGCTGGGTATAAGGCGGCGGCGGCTATCGAGTATGGTCGCCGTGGTGAGGTGAGGTCCAAGCCGGTCTTTGATGATGCGGGCAGGATCGTTGGCCGTAGGGTCGTGCATATTGGCCCGTCTCGTGGTGTGGGGGCGTTGGCGGCGGCTGCTGCTGGTGGCCGTGTTTGATGCGTCAAAGTTGAATCCCGGACGGCATGTGACAGTTGAGGCGTTTCTGCCCGCTTGGTTGGAGGCGGACCTGCCCGATGGGGTGACGTGCAGGTCGCGCGTCGAGGAGGGTAACGCTGTCCCGTACGTGATGGTTGTGGAAGTGCAGCCTACAACGGCGGGCCAGTTCATTCGGGCGGATGATCGAGTGGACGTGTTGGAGTTTGAGGTCCACACGTTTACGTCTGGACTCGATGCCGAGGACGTTGCTTGGCGGTTGTCCTGGTCGATTATCGAGTTGTTGCGAAAGTACGCGGATGTGGGGCGTCGTGTTCCTGGCAGGGAGTCTTTCGTGAAGGCTTTCGAGTTGATGGAGCGGCCCCGTCGCCGCGAGGACTGGGCTGATTCTACTGGCCCGGTTCAGTATCAGGATTTGCCGGTCGGCATGGAGCGTTTCGTGTTCCAGGCCCGACTGGTGGTGTTGCACCGATGATGGTGCGGGAGGGAAAGTCATTATGGCTTTGGATGATGATAAGACACTGATTGTGGCGACTGCGCAGATTTACACTGCGCCGGTTGATACGAAGGCCCCTACGGTCGCGAACTATAAGACCAATAAGACGACGGCCCTGACGGGCTGGACGAACATTGGTCACACGTCGGCTGACAATCCGTTCAAGATCACGAAGGGCGGCGGCGACGTTACGACGAAGGGTTCTCTCCAGAAGAAGAAGCTGCGCACGTCTATTGGTGAAGTCTCCTATTCTCTGGAGATTTCGCTGCACCAGTTCGATGCGCCGTCGATCAAGCGTTATCTTGGCGCTAACGCGACTACCGTTGACGGTATCACGTACGCGAAGTCCAAGCCGACGGCGGAGCATTGCGCTCTGCTGATCGTCATTGAGGATGAGGGCAATGTGTGCTTTATCCATGCGGGTAAGGCGGACATCGTTGCCAATGGCGACTTCGATGTCAGTAACATCGAGGACCTTGTGGCCTTGCCGATCAAGTTTGAGATTCTTGAAGACAAGAATAACAACACCATTGGTATCGGCGAGGTTGCGTCGCTGGCATGATGTTTGGGGGCGGGTTGCGTGGGGCGTGTGCCAGGGTGGCCGCGCGGCCCGCCCCTCTTTTTCTTTCCTGGCATACCACTGTGGCACTTGGAGGTTTGTAATGACTGTTAATTTTGATAATCTTGACCTTGATACCCTGCGCTCTGAGGCGGAGGGTAAGTACAAGGATCTGGTCGTGCAGGGCGTCGTGTTCCGAGGCCCGATGCGCATGACTAAGGCTGAGCGTAAGGAGTTTCAGCGGCTACTGACTGAGCGCGATGCGGGTGAGGGCGAGCTGTCTGATGTTGTTGATTTCTATCGCGACATGCTGATGATCGCAGCCGCCGATAAGGAAGCGGCTACTGACCTGTTTAATCAGGTTGGCGACGATGCTACTGTGCTTGATGTGATGCTTACGCTTTACTTTAAGCGTACTCAGGCGGGGGAAGCCTAGCCGTCGCGGACTTGCTGGATAAAGCGGGGACGGGGATATATGTCGATTTCAGACTCCACTATGGTATTGATCTGGTGGATGCGATTGAGAGAGGTTCCCCGTCCCCGCGTTTTTTGCTTGCGCTGGTTCGCGGTTTGCCGGATGGTTGTTGGACGCAAGCGTTGCTGGCTGAGGTTCCTGAGTTGCGGGGGTGGACTCGGGAGATGTCTTTGCTGGCGGATGTGTTCGATAACATTTCGGTGAACACGGTGGCGACTGGTTTTGGGAAGTCGCGCCGTCCGGCGTTGTGGCCGGGTAGGCCTGGTGTGAAGCAGACGTTCACGGCGGAGAAATGCACCGTGAAGGGCGTGAGGCAAATGTTCGTTGACGCAATGAACGCATAGGCTTTACGCCCTTTACGGGGCTTGTTGTTGTGTGTGAGGGGGGTTTATGGGTGCTGAGGCCGGTAACGTTGTTGCGCGTCTTGCGGTGAAGGTGACGCCGGATACTGAGAAGTTTTACGGGGAACTGGCCCGAAAGCTAGAGGCGATTGAGAAGCGCTTGCGCCCGTTGGAGGTCGGCGTTGACCTCGATGAGGACGGATTGCGCGAGCGTGTCCGTCTGATGTCTGCGAAGGCGCAGGCGGCGGTGCGGGATGTCCAGATGGGCGTCCATTTCGATGAGCGCGAGTTCGCGAAGATTGGCGCGATGGCTGATCGTCTTGATGATGCGGCTGAGCGCAGGGCGGGCGGTTTGGCCCGCGTGTACGACGGGGATATGGACACCATTCGTCGGCATTGGTCGGCGGCGTTGGATGCGATGAAGCGGGACGCGGCGAAGAAGCTTCGGTTTGGTGGACCCCATGCTGACGAGGACTCGTATTGGCGTGGGCATACGGAGTCGGCGTTCCGTATGTGGTATGGGCGTCGTGGCGAGGCGGTGCGTAAGGCGTTCCGCGAGATGGGGCCTGTCGAGTTTGAGATGCGCCCCGCGTCTGGGTGGCAGGACAAGGTGAAGGGCCTGCTTGACGGATTCTTCAATAAGGAGTACACGGGCCGGGTTCGTTGGTCCGTTGACGAGGATTTGAATGATGTGGGGGCGTTGCGTCGCTTGCGTGCCCGCATGGAGCGTGAGTTTTCTCAGGGTTGGAAGTATGTGGTCGACCCTGATGTGGATGTGAAAACGGGGCGCGTGGATGCGGCGTTGGATAAGTTGCGCCATGAGATGCGTGAACGCGCGTTTGGGAAGCATGAGGCTTTCCATTTGGACATTAAACCTCACATGAGTGACCATGAGTTGCGCGAGGTTGGTCGCAAGCTTAAGCACTTTAAGCGCAAGTGGGATGACACTGAGTTGGAGTTTAAGCTCAGTCTGGATCATTCGGCGCGGTATGTGGCGGCGGCCAGGTTGGCGATGTTGGCTCGCGATAGGTGGGTGAAGCTGCGCCCGGTGATTGACCACAAGGCGATGGTTGTCGCGCGGGAGACGTTGGCCGCGATGTCGGGTTGGCGTTTGGCCAAGGACTTGACATCGAACGTGTGGGACTTGGTGAAGAATCTGGATAAGTTGGTGCCGACTCTTGGCGCTGTCGGATCTGGGTTCGCGGTCGCCGGTGCTGGCGCTACGCAGTTGTTGAAGCACACTCTGACGCTGGGTGGCGCGGTTGGTCACGTGTTGCAGGCGGCTGCACTGCTCGGCCCGACGCTCGCTATATCGGCGGGGTTCATTGGGTATACGGCCATTCAGGCGGCGAAGGTTGCGACGGAGATTGTGCCCTCGATTAAGACGGCGTTCGATAAGATGAACGACACGATCCAACACGGGTTCTGGGAGTCGGTGTCTGACGACCAGATCTCAAAGATCACTGATTCTTTCTTCCCTGAGATGTCGTCCGGGTTTGACCGCTTGGCTCGCTCGATGGGCGGCCATTTCGGCAAGCTGGTTGATTCGTTTGACCGCGTATTGAAGCCTCATATTGCTGAAATGTTTGACCATTCGGCTGCTGGCATTGACGTGCTGGGCGAGCATACGGATTCGTTGATGACGATTCTTGGCGTGTTGGGTAAGCATGGCTCCAAGACGATGGAGCGTTTCTTGGGGTGGCTTGGCGAGGCGACGGATAAGTATGCGGATTGGCTGGTTGAGGCTGAGAAGTCGGGTCGGTTGCAGCAGATCATTGATCGTGGCATTGACACGTTGAAGGATTTTGGTCGTGCTGTGTGGAGCGCGACCGGGATTTTGCGCGGGTTCTACAAGGCGGCTGAGGCTGAGGGCGGCGCTTCGATGAAGCGGTTTGCGGATGGCGTCGAGGCCGTGAATAAGGCTGTGAATAGTGACGGCTTCCAGAAGGCTTTGGGTCAGGTTTTCCGTGGCATGGGTCGGGCGTGGTCGTCCTTTAAGGTGGAGACGCGGGGCGTGTGGGCCGAGTTTGGGCGGTCGTGGGCGCAGCTCGCGGACGAGGCGGGCGCTGCTATGGGGCGCGCTGGTGGCAAGTTCACTAAGGCGCTGCTCACGACTTTTAGTGGAGCGGACTTCAATAAGGGGTTCCGTAACCTGTTCGATGGCCTGTCTGATGGCCTGTCGCGTATTGCGGGCGTGTGGCCCAAGGTGTCGCAGGGCCTCGGGTCTCTGATGACGTTTATGGGGTCTCTCGGGAAGGGCCTGTCGCCTGTCGTGGGTGCCGCGTTGGAGGCGTTGGCTAATGCGGCGCAGAAGCTTGGTCCGGCGTTGGCTACTGCTGTCGAGGCGGGCGGCCCGGCGTTGGCTCGGAGTATCGAGTCGTGGGGTAGGATCGCTACCCCGGTTGCTGAGGCGTTGTCGAAGTTGGTGGAGACGCTGGTGCGTATCCCTGGGGCTGTGCAGGCTGTGGCGACGGGGTTCATGCTGTTCCGTGGTGCTCGTGGCGCGGCGTCCTTGTTTACGGCGATGCAGGGTGCGCTTGCCGGGTTGAGGGATGATTCTTTGGCGGCGCAGGATGCGTTGTCGAGGTTTGCGTCTGGTGGCGTGGCGGCGCAGGCTGGCGCGGAGGCGGGCCGGTTTGGTGGTGCGCTTGCCCGGGTGCAGGGCGCGGCTCGTGGCGTGGCGGGCGGGCTGTCGAGCGCGATTGGGGTACTGGCTGGCCCGTGGGGTGTTGCGATTGCTGCTGGCGTGACTGCGCTGACTGCGCTGGTGTCCGCTGGCAATGCGGCGTCGGACGCTATTGGTCGCGACTTGGCTGATGCTTTGTCGAAGTCGGCTGATGGGGTCGACGGCGCGGCTGACAAGGTGTCGCGCGCTGTGGCGAAGATGTCGGCCAGCGTGTCGTCCGGTGTTGGTGCAACGTTCGGCGGGAACCTGGACGAGGCGATGCGTAAGTATCGGGACAACTGGCGCTGGCAGAACTGGTTGGCCAACGGCTCGATGGGCTTGTCTGCTTTGGTTTCGGGTGGGCCGTTCCTTAGTGGCGGTGCTACCCCGTTTGACTACAAGTCGAGCGGCGCGGCTGTGAACTTGGCGGATGCTTTTGAGCGTATTGGTGAGATTGCGAAGTCTGGAAATCTGTCTGGTGCGGCGCAGTCGTTGGCGCAGTTGCGCGGCGAGATGCTGCACAGTGGGGCGTCCGTCGAGGCGTGGGACAAGACGCTGGATTCCGCGCTGGGATCTGTGGACGGCTTGAAGGACGGGCTGACGCAGTACGCTTCCTCGTTGGGGTACGCGACTGATGCGCAGTCGTTGCATAAGTTCGTGGCCGAGCAGACAGACGCTGTTTGGAAGAAGATGCAGGCAGACGCAAAGCTGCTTGCGGATAATTCTGATGCGTTTGGTAAGGCCGTGGACGATGGCTTCGCTAAGTGGGGTCAGAACGCCAAGTCTGCTGATGAGTTGCACTCTGCCATTGAGCGCGTGGGGCGTTCGATGATTGACGTGGGTGCGGCGGCGCGGGACGCTAACGGTGAGGTCGTTCAGTCTGTGGATGAGGTGCTGGCTAATTTGAAGCGTCAGGCTGATGCGCAGGCCGAGGTGGCTCAGAATATGCTGGAGCTGTCGCAGGCTGGTTTTGCTACGTCCGTGTTGGAGGAGTTGGCTAAGCTTCCGCAGGGCGCTCAGTATTTGCAGCAGTTGAAGGATGCGATGTCTGATACTTCCGAGGAGGGGCAGGCGCGTTTCCAGGAGTTGTTGGCGGCGACGAATGGGGTTGCCCCGGCGTTGGAGTCGATGGCTTGGGGGGCTACCCCGGCGTTGAAGGCGTTCCATGACGCGGTTGAGGGCGCGTTCTCGAATACGAAGGCTAGTGTGTTGTCGGCGTTGGATTCGCTTGGCGTGGATGCGTCGGTGAAGGCGGCGGCGGCTGGTTCTAAGACTGCTGATGAGCTGGTGAAGGCACTGTCGGATGCTGGTGTTCAGATCAGTAAGACGGCTGACGGTTGGGCGTTGACCCTGAATGGGAAGACGGCTCAGTTTAGTTCGGCTGGTAGCGCGGCTGGTTCGGCTTACCGGAACGGTTTTAAGTCGGGTATTGATTCGGGGGGTGGCCTTACTCCCTGGGGTAGCACGCTGAGTAACCGGATGCAGGCCATTACTCAGGGTAACCAGGATGGTAAGGCGTACGTTGAGGCGTGGCGTCTTGCTATCACAGATTCTAATGATCCGAACGCGATTCCGTCGCCTTTGGACCCGGCGAAGATTGTTCCGACGCCGTATGAGTCGGGCGTGCAGGCTGGCACTGATTTCTCGAATGGTGTCCAGGCGGGCGGTGCGCCGACGCTTGGCGGGTCGAAGTGGTTGCAGAATCAGTGGGATGAGCAGTTGCCGTCGTTGCAAAACTCTTTCATGTCTGGTGGTGTTGGTGCTGGCTCGAATTATGCGTCTGGTGTTGGCTCGCAGTCTGGTGCGGCTGGCGCGTCTGGTGAGCGGATTGGTTTGTCTGCGCGTGAGGGTGTGAAGGCTGGCCGCCTGTGTGAGGCTGGTAGTACTGCCGGTTCGTGTTATGCGTCTTATCTGGGTGCTCAGTCTGGCGCTGCTGGCGCGGCTGGTTCGGCTTTGGCGTCCAGGGCGGTTGCGGGCGCGTCGAGTGCGGTTGGGCAGTTGGCGTCGTTGGGCGCTCAGGCTGGCGCGGCGTTTGCTCAGGGTGTTATGAGTCGTGTTGCGTCGGCGGTGCGTGCGGCTCAGGCTATGGCGTCGGCTGCTGCCGCGTCGGCTAGGCAGACGTTGAATGAGCACTCGCCGTCGCGGGTGTTCATGGAAATCGGCTCTTACGCCGGTGAGGGCTTCACGATTGGTATGGAGGCGTGGAAGCTCCCCTCGCGGAAGCTTGGCGGCCAGTTGGCCGGTTCTGCTGTCGATGGCGCGTCTGAGGCGTTGGATGAGCACTCGCCGTCGCGGGTGTTCCGACGTATGGGCGTTGGTGTGGCTTCCGATTTTGCTGCTGGTATTCGTGGGGCGGCTGATGAGGCTGCGCGTGAGGCTGAGGCGTTGGCTGGGCGCGTGGTTGAGGCTGGTTCTGGTGTGCGTATGCGCGTGTTTGATGGTGGGCGCGTGGATGTGTCGGGGGATTCGCGTGTGACGGTGCGTGTTGATCCTGAGTCGTTGCGTGGGGCCAAGTTCGGGTTGCGCCTGTCGGATGAGACTGAGCTTGAGACGTTCATTAGCGATGTCGCTGATGGGCGTGTCGTTGAGTATGCGCGTATGGGCGCGTAGCGGCCCTTTGCGGGGTGGGCGGCTACTCCCCTACTGGCGTGGGCTGGTGGGGGCGTGGCCGCCCGTCTGGGGGCCTTTTTGGAGGTGTTTTAACTATGGCTGTGCCGACGTTTCGTGGCTTTATTCACCGCGTGACGGGGTTGCCCACTTTCGTGGTGGGGTCGCCGGGCGTGTTGAAGGCGGACGGGAAGCTGGTATGCACTATTAAGCAGCGCTGGCAAGACCTGTACTTTTCTCCGTGGGTGTTCTCTCATGTGATGGCCCCGGTGGGCGAGGCGGTCCAGTACACGTTGACGTTGCCTGATGGTCGCGTGCTTGGGCCTGTGTGGTTGACGAGGACGGCTAACGGGGTCGCGGATGGTGGCGCAGTGGTTGCCCCTCAGAGTGGTCGTGGCGTGTTCGTGGACCTGTATGAGGATACGGGAGACCCACTGCGCTGGGAGAACCAAGTAAGCGAGTACGAGAACGGCGTGGTCCGGTTTAAGCGGGGCAAGCTGTCGGGGTCGTCGAGGTTTGTGGTGGATACGCCTGAGCGCGTGCGTCAGGTGCGTGACGTGTTGGAGGCCCCGGGGTTGACGCTGATCGCGTTGGGTCAGCCCGCTAAGGGCGTGGAGGGCGTGCGGTGTGTCCTTGTTAGGTCGGCCCGGTATGACCGCTTGTCCCCTGACGGTGATCGTCAGATTGACGTGGAGTGGACGATGCAGCCATTCCACGGGCCGAGGGGCGAATGGGGTTTGGATGGCACGGTGGTGCCGTCTGCGACGTGGGGGGACGCCATATCCCAGGGCCGCAAGTGGGGTAACTGGACGGTATGGGATGTGCTCACTCAGATGGGGGATGCCAGGTGAGGTCTCCCGAAGAATTGAGCGTCGACGTACTGACGTTGCCTTGTCGCGTGTGGGCGACGGTGAAGGTGTCGCGTGGGGGCATCGTGTTGGCGGATGGCGTGCCGGTTGAGGCTGGCCAGTTGGAGTTGTCGTCTGGTCGGGCGGCGCGGGAGCGCCTGTCGCTTACCCTGTCCCCTGATTGGGCACCCACAGATGAGTGGAGCCCGTTTGCGCCTTATGGGCAGGTGGTGCGCCTGATGGTGCATGTGGAGCCGGATGGGGCGGCCCCGTTCGTGGTGGACCGGGGGTCGTTCCTGCTGAATGAGGTGACGTGGGATGCGGGCACTACGGGGTCGGTGAAGGTGACGGCGTATTCGTTGTTGCAGCGCCTCGTGGATGACGATTTCGCGTTCCCCACGTCGCCTGATCCGAAGTCGACGTTGAGTCGCGAGGTGGAGCGGTTGTGCTACCCGCACCTCGTTCCCGTGTTGGAGTGTGATGACCCTGTTCTGCCCGGCGGCTTGTCGTGGGGGAACCGCCGCGTTGAGGCGTTGGGGAAGCTTGCGGACATGTACGGGTTTCGCTTTTATGTGGGGCCGGATGACTTGTTGCATGTTGTGGATTCAACTCGGCGCGGCGTAGTGGCCTCATATTCGGGTGAGGACTTGTTGTTGTCGGAGTCTCGGAAGGTGTCTCACGCTGTGCCGAATAGGTGGACGGCGGTCTCTAATTCCACTCAGGGTGGTAGGTCCCATTCGGGGGGTTTGTCGCATATGGTGGAGGTGAACGCTGGGCCTCGCGCGGTGTCCTTGTATGGGGTCGTGCATAAGGTGTTGCAGGTTCAGGCTGGGTCGCAGGATGAGATTGTTGAGGCTGCTGATCGTGCGATGCGTGAGGCAACGTCCAGTGGGGGTGAGCGGTCGTTCAAGATCGTTCAGGATTACAGGCTGGACTTGGGTGATCTGATTCGCGTGCGTACCCCTGATGGTGAGGCGACTGTGGGCGTGGTGACTGGCCTGGTGATGGACCTGTCCGGCGGCGCGCAGACGATGCGCGTGGATGTGCGAGAGGTGATGATGTGAATTGACTAAGGCATCTTTTTGGCTGGACGCACCTGCCCCCGCCGCTTCGTCGGGGACTGGGGTTCCCGGCAGGGTTGTCGGGGCTGGCGAGAATGGCACGATTCGCGTTGAGGTTGGCGAGTCGGGGAACGTCGTAAACGTCCCGTCTGGTGGTGGCGTGTTTGAGGCTGGGTCGGATGTGCGCGTGCAGGTGGACGCCTCGGGTTCGCCGTCTGGCGTGCTGGACGCTGGCCCGTCGACGACTTCGGGTGGACTCGTCTATGCGGGCGCTGAGGGGCGTCGTGTGCGCGAGGTGGGGGAAGTAGCTCATGCTGCGCGCGGCGAGGCTGCTCGCGCGATGCGTGAACTGGAGGAGGCTCGGGGTCAGACGGCGCGGGAGTTGGCCGTGTTGCGGACTGATCTTTCTAGCGCACAGTTGGTGACGGATAGGGCGCGGAACATGTTTATTCGTAGCGAGCAGCCACCTCCGCAGCGTTATTCATCTGCCGATCTTCCTCCTGTGGGGGCTGTGTATGAGGTGCTAAATCGGGATGGGTCTGTTAATCGTCATTTGCGGTGGGATGGGTCGCGTTGGCTTCCGTTTAAGGTTGTTGCGCATGATGTGGTGGCATCCGCGCAAATGTGGACTGACCTGTTGAGCGTCGCGGGTAATGCGACGATTGGTGGGAATCTGATTGCGGGTGGCTCGGTTACGGCGGACAAGATTGTTGCTTCCAAGGAATTGTCTGCGAAGGTCGCGAGGTTTGAGGAATCCGTGGTGTCGAAATTGCGAGCGGAAAACGCTGTCATTTCTGGTGACCTTATTGCTGAGAATCTGACCGGCAAGACGATTACGGGTTCTACTGTTCGGGCGATGGGGTCTTCCTCGGCGGTGGAGATGGGGGCGCACCCTGCGAGGGGACCGTATGTGGAGTTCTCGCAGGGGCTTTGGCCCGGAACGAGCCGGGTTGATTCGGTGGTCTCGCTTACGCCAACCGGCGTTAGGGGCGAGTTCACGGGTTCGGCTGGTAAGGATTTCTCGGTGTCGTGGGAGCAGTTGGTTGCGGCCCCTTACTATCGCATGGTGTCAGGCGAGGTGGATTTGCGGATCCCTAAGAAGGGTTTGTTGCGTGCGCCGTTGAAGTCTGATGTGTCGTTGCGTGGTTCGCAGGTCAGAGTCGTGGATGGCGACTCGTTGCTGGTTCCGAAGGCGGGGCGGTATCGGGTGACTGGATGGGCGTGTGTCCTGTCTGATACCTGGGACACGTTGACTGAGGTGGCATTGCTGCGTGGGGATGCGAAGGATGCTGATTGGGGCGACCTGTATGGGTACGCTATTGGCCCGGGGGGCGAGTATTCGACACCTCAGTTTACGGGCCTCGTTGATGTCAGGCCGTCGGAGCGGATGGCGTTGGGCATTAAGACGAATGGTACGTCGCGTGTGCGCGATTACCGTTTTGAGTTGGAGTTCGTGTGCCCCTTGTGATGGGGGTTTGTGTGGAGGTGGAGTGTGACTGAGAATAGTCTAAAGGGAGTTAAGCTCCCTGAGTTTAATGACCCGTTGTTGCCGGGTTTGGCGAAGGCGTTTAACACGGCGGGCATCATTCAGGTGGCGACTTCGGCCAGTGGCGCTAAGAGTGCCATTGATGATTTGGCGAAACATGGTGTTGCGCCGACCGTTTCTAACCCGGCTTATTTGGACATTTTGGGTCAGTTGTATAAGGCTGACGGCTCGAAGGCTGGTGATGGCTCGTGGTTGTTGCGAGCACTGAATGAGATTGAGTTGGACTCGCAAGGCTACCCCGCTTCGGGGGCGTCGTATTCTGTTGCCTCGGGCCAGTATTACAAGTACTATTCGGCTAATCTTCCGGTGCGTCCCTATAGGCGCATGGTGTTGTCGTTTGTGACTGGTTGGGCGAATACGACGGGCGATGTTGATTTGTACCTGTGGGTTAAGGGTGCGGGCACTGTCCGCTCGGCGTTCAATAGTGGTGGCGCGGATCAGCAGTCCAATGCGTTGTTTAACTTTGGCATCATTGATGCGAATAGTGCCCCGCAGGTTGAGTGGGGCATTTATGGTCGCGGGAATGGCGGATCCGCGACGTTCACGAAGGACGGGTCCTATAACCGTTTTATGACGGTTGCGTTCCCGGTTAGCATGTGAGGGGTGGTTGTTTGTCTGTGTTGGAAGATGTGAAGTTGCAGGGGCTTTCTGACACTGAGCTGGCGGATTTGTATCAGAATGTGATGTTGGAGTTCGCTCGCAGGGATGCGGTGGCTTCGGCGCAGGCGGCGGCGGTGAAGGCCGCTGAGGATTACGCCGAGGCGGTGAAGCGTGAGCCAGCTAAGGATGTGTCGAAGTTGGAGTTGTCTGCAACTATCGGTCCTGGTGAGCGTGTTCTGGTTGATGGTGATGCGTGGAAGAACGTGTCGGGCCAGTGGTTGTCGCCGTTTACGCAGGGGCCGAAGGAGTTTTGGCGCGGCTGGATGAAGTGCGATTCTGACGGCAAGGTTGTTGTTGGTGAGCATAAGCCGTGGGCTGCTGGGATGCGTATTGCTGAGGGGGATCAGTGTCAGCATGTGGGGCGCGTGTGGCGTTGTTTGCAGGATCATAACTCGAATGGTGATCTTGCGCCGGATAAGGCACCGGCATTGTGGCAGGTTATTGACTGACTTTTTGTAGGGGGTTGTTGTGGATTACATTAATTTGAGTGCGGATTGTGACATTTGGTCATCTAATTTCACGCAGGGTCGTGGTGGTTATGCGTTGAAGTATGTGGTGTTGCACCACAATGCGGGTATCCGAATGAGCCATCAGGGCGTGCATGGGGCTTTCGTGTCGAATGGTACGTCGGCGCATTACAATGTTGATGCGGACGGTTCCGTGTGCCAGTATGTGCATGATTCGGATACGGCGTATCATGCGGGTAACTGGGCTGCGAATTGCCAGTCTATTGGTATTGAGCATGGGAACATTGGTGGTGCGTCTACTGGTTGGGCTATTTCGGATGAGACTGTCGAGTCTGGTGCTCACTTGACGGCGGCTATTTGTGCGGCGTATGGTCTGGGTCGCCCTGAGTGGCGTGGGAATGTGTTTCCTCATTCGGATTTCTTTAGTACGGCTTGTCCGGCGGCGTTGCGTGATGAGCTGGCCGATCAGTATATGTCTCGCGCGCAGTACTGGTATGACCATCTGGGCGAGGAGGAAGGCCCTGGTTGGGTGAAGGAAGGTAACGGCTGGTGGTACCGCAAGGATGATGGCTCGTGGGAGACGGGCTGGTTCCGGGTTGGCGACCAGTGGTTCCTTGCGGATGAGAAGGGTTGGCTCAAGTCCGGCTGGGTGATCGAGGATGGCACTTGGTATTACCTGCATCCCACGCACGACACTCGTTTTGGTGTGATGGAGACTGGCTGGGTGCAGGATGGTGAGAACTGGTTCTACCTGGGCGATGACGGCAAGATGCAGACCGGCTGGGTGCAGGTGAAGGGCAAGTGGTACTTCCTCGAAGACAATGGCGTGATGCGTACTGGGTGGCTGGCTGATGGTGGTCACCATTACTTCCTTGACGAGTCGGGGGCGATGGTGACTGGTGTGGCTCGCACTCGCCTGGATGGCGGGTGTAGCGCGTTTGACGATCAGGGGCGTCTGGTTGTTGGGCGTGTGGTGTTGGAGCAGGACGCGCAGGGTGTCTTGCGTGCTGTGAAGGAGGTAGCATGAAGGGTTTGTCGTCACAGACTGTGTTTCCGTGGCGTACTGTGACGCGCACGGTGTTTCAGGTTGCGGTTGCTTTGGCGGCGTTGTTGCCGTTGGTGTTTGCGCAGGCTGGCGTGTCGGCGGCTGAGGCGTCTGGTTGGGCTGCTGTGGTGTTGGCTGTGTGTGCGACGGTGACGCGCGTTATGGCGATGCCGGAGGTTGAGGCGTTTCTCCGCGTGTGGTTGCCGTGGTTGGCGGCGCATGGCCCGGAGGTTGATGCTGAGGAGGGCTGATGGTTATCGAGTTGTTGGCGTCGCCTGCGTTGTGGGCGGCGCTTGGTGGTCTTGGCGGCGTGTTGGCGACGTTGGTGACGAAGCGTGCGGATCATAACCTCGACGCTTTGAAGGTCCTGGTGGATCGTTTGGAGCATGAGGTTGACGGCTTGTCGCAGCGTGTCGCGTCGCTTGAGGTGGAGCGCGATACGTTGGGTCGCCGGTTGCGTGCGACGTTGGATTGGGCGCACAAGGTGTGGCGTTGGGGTCATGCTTTGGTGGAGTTGCTGCCTGATGGGGTGGAGGCTCCGCCTGTGCCTGATGTGCCGCGTGCGTTGGAGGATGAGTTCTGACGTGTTTGGGGGGCGTGGCCGTGTGGTTGCGCCCCCCTTTGTTGTTGTGTGGGTTTGTTGTTTTGGAGTGTGATGTGTTGTGGCGGCGAGGTTGAGTGAGCTACACGGGGCCGTTGAGGGGTCTGTGAGGCCCACGGAGCGACGTTCCTGCAAGGTGGGGGCGTTTATTCGTTCGTTGGATTCTGAGGATGCTGAGTGGCTTTCTGGGGCGTTGGATGACCCTAGTGAGTCGTCGGCTGGTTTGCGTCGGACGTTGCGTGCGGCTGGTTTTGAGGTAGCTCGGTCGAGTTTGTCGGCACACAGGCGTGGGGAGTGTTGTTGTTATGGGGTCGCTTAAGAGTGTGCATGAGCGTGTGAACGCGCCGGTTGCGGCGTCGGGCGCGAGGGTTAATGCGGGTAATGGTGCTCGCATTTTGACGTTGGACATTGAGTGTAGTCCGACTGTGGCCCACGTTTGGGGCTTGTTGGACCAGAACGTTGGGTTGAATCAGATCGTCGAGGACGGTCGCATGATTTGTTTCGCCGCTAAGTGGTATGGGGATTCGCAGACGATGTTCTGGTCTGACGAGAAGGATGGGCATGAGGCGATGGTTGAGGCGGCGTGGAGGCTGCTCGATGAGTGCGACGTGCTGGTTACATTCAATGGGATCAAGTACGACGTGAAGCACCTGAACCGCGAGTTCGTGCTGGCTGGGTTGGGGAAGCCTCGCCCGTGCCGGAATGTTGACCTATTGCCGGTTGTGCGTCGCGAGTTCAAGTTCCCATCGAACAAGCTGGATTACGTGGCGTCTCGCCTCGGCCTCGGCCACAAGGTTGCGCATGAGGGGCATGCGTTGTGGGTTGCTTGCATGGAGGGTGATCGGGATGCGTGGATGCGCATGGAAACGTACAACCGTGGCGACGTTGAGTTGACTGAGGCGTTGTTTGACCGATTGCGCCCATGGTTGTCTTCGACTGTTCACCTTGGCGTGTGGACTGAGGGCGAGGGGTTGTCGTGCCCGTCGTGTGGTGGCACTGAGTATGAGTCGTGCGGTGAGGCGGTTACTGCTGTGAGCGTGTTTGAGTGTTTCCGTTGCTCCTCGTGTGGTGGTGTGTTCCGTGGGGCGCGTGCTGTTCGGCGTGTTGCGTCGCGTAGGGTGGCGTAGCTTAACGCGCGGTAGGTTGGCGTGTGGGGGCAGCTTTTGGTTGTGTTTCCTAGGCTTTTCCACGCGCCAACGCTGGCGTGATTGGATTCACGTTGTGGTTGGGTTTTGCGTCAGGCTTGCAATGTGGTAATGTTTGGAGCACGGCGGTCATTACCAACATCTTTAGCGAGTGATACACATGGCGCAACCAACCAAGGTCGTGGACGAGGACGAGGCCTACCGGCTACTGTTCGACGAAGAATGGACCTACCCTCAAATGGTGGACCTGTACCGAGAGAAGTACGGGATCGAGACCACCATCAGCATGTGGAGTCGATTCGTCAAGCGCATTGGAGGCCGCCGCTCGGCTGAACGTTTCCCGCTTGCTACGCCGTGGGTGATGCACGCGAAGGAGCCTCGAAACTCGCATTACCGCACAGGCCTGCGAGCGCTGGCGGCTATCGAGCAGGGGAAGCCGGTGTCTGAGGCGGGGCGCAGGGTTGCGGCTCGGCTGCGCCGGTTGCTTGGGGCGGACCTGGTTGTTGATTATGATCGGGATGCGGATGCGATGGTGCTTGTTCCGCGCCGTCCTGGGGTGGATAAGTGGTGGATCCGTGACCCGTTCGTGGGTGATGACGGTGAGCCTGTGGCTGATTTTTCCCACGTGAGCGCGGCGGCTGTGGGCGCGTATTTCGGCTTGTAGGTGTTGGTTTGGGGTTTCCATTGTGGGGGTCGTGACGTAAGTCATGGCCCCCGCTTTTTGTGTGTTCAGCTTGCGCCATGTGTCGGGCTTGCGTTATGCTTGCGTTTGTTCGACCCCGAGTTGAGCACTTTCAACACACTTTCTACTGGAAGGGAGAAGGATGGACGAGAAGCGAACCATCCATAGGCTGTCCTATTCCAGCGCGGCGCAGTACAGTGATTGCGCTGAGCGTTGGCGACTGTCCCGTGTATATGGCCTGGATAGGGCTACGTACTGGGTGACCATGATGGGAACGGCAGTACATGAGGTGACTGAGGCGCGTGACCTTGATGAGGTTGGCCTTGCCACGGACAAGCATGCGCCTCTGCTGGTCGAGGATGTGGACAAGGCGTTTACGTTCGCGTTTGACCGTGAGAAGGCTCGCCGTCTGGAGGCGGGTACGACGATCAACGCATCCGGTCGCGTCTTGAAGACTGGCCTTGGTAAGGGTGGTGGCCCGAACAAGAAGGATGAGGAGTGGGCGCGCCATTTTGGGCCGATAATGGTCCAGAACTGGATTGACTGGCGGGCTGCGAACAACTACAAGATTGCCCTGTTCGACTCGGCGGATGGGAAGGTGATTCCCGGTATCGAGTTGAAGGTGTCGCATCCGCTCGGCGGCTACCCGTATGTTGGCTACATTGACCGGATTCTCGTTGATGGGAACGGGGAGATGCTTGTGGTGGACTTGAAGACGGGTAATCCGCCTCAGTCTACGACCCAGCTCAAGACCTATGCGGCGCAGTTGCGCGCTGCTGGGGTACCGGTGGCGAAGGCCGCGTACTGGATGGGCATGGACGGTGACGTGTTGGAGTGGGTGACCATGACGACACGGAACGATAGCTACGTGGAGACGTGGCTGAATAACGTGGGGCGTGGCCTTGAGGCCGGCATTTTTCCCGCGTCGCCGAGCACTATGTGCAAGGCGTGCCCTGTCCGAGAGTACTGCTCTGCGGTTGGTGGTGATCGTGCGGGTGAGATTCCGCCGATTACTGGTCCTGTCGAGTTTTTGGAGGTGGCGTGATGACGGTTCCTGAGCAGTCCCCGTGGCGGGATGACGTGGGTCGCGCTACGGCTTTGGCCGTGGATACCCCGGCTGAGGTGACGGTGACGATGAAGGCTGGGGGCGGGTATGACGCCCCATGGATGGTGGTCCGTGGTTCTGTCGCGTCGGTTGAGCGCGCCCTTGAGGATGCGTTTGGCTGGCAGAACTGGGATCACGAGAAGGTTCCGTTGAGTGATGCGGTTCTGTCTCTGGCGAAGGCCCTGAATGGGAAGTGGAACGTGGTCGACCAGCTTAAGGCGCGGGTGATCGTGGACGATGTTCCCGTGGATCTGGGTTTGCATGAGGGTGACGGTGAGCGCCCGAAGGCCCCTACGGCGGACCCGCTGGAAGCTCTCTCGGATAATGAGAAGAATATCTACAACCTGATTGCTGACGCTGGGGATGTGCCGACGTTGCAGGAGTTGTGGCGTAGGTATGGGACGGCGATGAATAATCAGCCGGTCCTGGTGGAGGCGTGGAAGGCGCGGGGTCGTGAGCTTGCCGCCGCCGCGAAGAAGAAGGGGGCGTGACCTGTGGCTTACGAACTGAACGAGCACTGGACGGCGCTCCCGGTGGAGTTCCCCATGAGCGTGGAGGAACTGTATGACCTCGCTATGCGCCTGCCAGACGATAGTGAGGTAATGGTCGAGGCGGACGCGTGGCGGCGCGTCCAGCTTAAGGCCCGCATGAATCCTCGCGGCTAGTCTGCGAGGCCGCTAGGCGCGTTTCTAACACGGTTAGTTGCGCCGATACAGGCCCCCTGTGGGGGCCGCACAGAACAAGACAACAAGAAGAACAGATCGAACACCCCCAATAGCGTGGGGTGAGAACATGGAGAAACAACATGCAGCGTGTCGTCAAGATGCCCAACACCTCGTCCTACTTCCGCGCCAAGGATGTCGAGAACGCGAGGGCTATCCTCGTTGTTCCTCACAAGGTTGAGTTTGACGTGCCCACGAACTTCAACGGCATGGCGGGTACTCGCCACGAGGTTGAGATGGATGCGTGGGTGTTCCACACTCAGTCTGACGTGGAGAACGGGACACCCGAGGAGATGCTGGGCGTGATTTGGGGCGCGAACAAGGGCATCGCCCGCGCCCTGAACGGCCAGATCGGCAACCTGGTCGGCCCGTTCCGCATCGTGAAGCAGTCGGAGAACGGTAAGTCGTTCTGGAGGACCGTTGACCTGGGCGAGGGTGAGCCCGCGTGGAAGCCGGTGAACGAGTTTGCGGATGCCCTGTGCGCGAAGATGAGCGCCACGCCGGATGCGCCGTCGTTTACTGACGAGCCGCTTATGCCGGATTTCGGTGCCTGATAGACGCCTGTGGGACTGAGTGTATTCCAGTCCCTCCGTAAGGGCGTGTCCGGCCAGCAGCCACTCCCCCACGTTCCCGCTTTCGCAGACCTGTACGAGGCGGGCGTGACACCAAGGCAGGGGCAGGTGGTGATGGTTGCTGGCCGGTCTGGCTCGCAGAAGTCAGGGTTTGCCCTGTTCTGGGTTGCGAGCATGGGTCTGCCGACATTGTATTTTTCGGCGGACATGGCCCCGTTTACGGCGGGAGTGAGACTGGCAAGTATCGCCACCGGCATGTCGTCCAAGGAAGTTGAAGCCATGATGGGCACGACGAACGGCAGGGCGCAGATCGAACAGGCAGCATCCAGTCTGCCTATCGAGCTGTCGTTTGGTTCCCCGATCACGTGGGAGCAGGTGGAGGATGAGCTGAACGTTTACGTCATGCTCCACAACGAGTATCCCAAGGTTGTTGTGTTCGATAACCTGATGGATTTTGCCGGGTGCGAGTCGGATTATGAGGCGCAGATGGGTGTCATGCAGGACGTGATCGCGTTTGCGCGCACTACGGGGGCAACGGTGATCGTGTTGCATCATGCGTCGGATAAGACGCTGGACGCGAAGTCGAACCCGTGGAAGCCCCCATCGAGGGACCAGATTAAGAATGGCCTGTCGGAGAAGCCTGAGTTGACTCTGACGGTGGCTCTGGACCCGATTAACAAGGAGTTCTATGTCGCGTGCGTGAAGCAGCGTGACGGGTTTTGTGACCCGTCTGCTTCACGGTATGTCGGCTTGTCGTGTGACCCTGCGAGGACGTGGTTTGGCGCTCGCGGCGGGACTGGGGGTGTGAGATGAGTACCCAGGAGTTTGTGTTCAGGGCTGTGTGCCTGGTGCTGGCCGCTTTGATTGGCCTTAACACGTGGTTTATGTGGCGTAGGGGTGAAGCCTTGCGCCGTGACCTTGACGAGGCGCGTCGCCGCGTCGAGGAGTCTAGGAAGGAAAGAAAATGAGTGTGACAGCAGCATGTCTCATCGCGGCCCTGGCGTGTAACGCCGCAACAGGGATTGTTCTGACGCGAATACTGGTTGACCTGCGCGACTTGCGTAAGGCGTGGGTGCGGGTCGAGGCGTCCGACCTGGACCATGGTCTGCGCCTGACTGTCGTCGAAAAGCAGATCAAGGATATGCGCACAGGGACGCGCGAACTGTCTCGCACGGTCGGCATGATTGACCGAGACGTGCGAGACCTCATGAGCGACGCATGTCCGGGTAGCGATGATGACCATGAGGCGCGGTGCCTCGGTTGCCGGGCGTGCATGAGGGGGGACTGCAACTGATGCCAGTGTCAATGATGATCCTCCTCGCGGAGTGGGGAGTTATCGGCCTCGCGGTCGGATGGATTATGCGGGGCCTGTGGGACGAGTGGAAGTGGGGAGGCAAGCTGTGACGAACCGAAACAAGGCCAAGGGCACGGCGTGGGAGACAGACGTTCGTAAGTACCTGAGAGACGCGCAGCTTGACGTTGAACCGCTCCGACAACTCGGAACGGTGGACGAGGGTGACCTGGTTGTGCGCACCCCGAACACGGACGCCCGCATTGTCCTGGAGGCAAAGAATCGGGGGCAGGTGAGCCTCCCTCAGTTCCTGCGTGAGGCGGCGGATGAGTCCGCACTGTACGCCCACAACCGGGGCATCCCCCAGGCTGACACGTTCGGCGTGGTGGTCGTGAAGGCCAGGCAGAAGCCGACCGGGCAGGCGTACGCGGTCCTCACGTTGGAGGATTTCGCGCGCCTCATGAAGCGCCTCTAGGGGCTGCTCTACACAGAACCAATTCAACACACAAACGAGGGGGTGTCCACATGAGTGAATGGAACACGCGGACGGGTGATGGCGGTCGCCTCAAAGCCACGCTGACACATTTCAACGTGGACACCCCCCATGGTTCAAGGAAGATCGTCTGCCCGTTCCACGGGGACGTTAACGCATCGTTGAGCGTCGACTGGAATAAGGGCTTGTGGCACTGTTTCGGGTGCGGGCGGGGCGGCGATTGGCTTTCTTGGATCATGGAGGAGACAGGAGGATCTTTCAAGGATGCCAAACGTTATGCAACCGCTGTCGGACTTGATGGTGGCGGATCTGGCGGCGAGGACCGCGCACTACCAGCAGCAGGCCGATGGGGCCAGAACGTATCTACAGGGGCGGGGCCTCAGCGTCGCAACATGCGAGGCCGCGCGACTCGGCTACGTTGGTGACCCGTATCCGGGGGACGAACGATACCAGGGGTGCCTGGTTATCCCACACATGAACATGGACGGGGTGACGACGGGGATCCGGTTCCGTCGCCTGAATGGTGGGGAGCCGAAGTATACGAGCCGTCATGGTGAGCGGTTCAATATCTACAACCTGAATGGGGTGGCCGGGGCGAGGGTTGCCCACATCGCTGAGGGCGAGCTGGACACTCTGAGTCTCGTAGAGTGTGGCCTGGCCGCGTGCGGCATGCCGGGAGCGTCCTACTGGAAGCCGTGGATGAGCCTCGCGTTCGCCGGGTGCGAGCAAGTGTATGTCTGGGCGGACGGGGACGAGGCCGGGGACCGTCTGGCTGACGCTGTGACGGATAGCTTGCAGCAGGCCGTCAGGGTGACGGTGCCTCGCGGCGAGGACGTGAACAGTCTCCTCGTGGAAGGGGGTGCGGCATGTGTGACGGCACTGATTCCTGCGTGATGACGGCTGATCGTGTGCGGGAGCTGCTTGCCGTGGAGCCTCCCGCGCTGGACAGTATTGCGGATAGTGTTCCGGGTGAGCACGCTATGTTGTGGCGGGCTTTCCGCAAGGCTATGGATTGGTTCTGTCGCCGCTCTCGTATCCCTCGCGAGGAAGTGATGGGCTGGCTGTACTTGAAGGCGTTCGACCGCGCCCGTTACGTCGCAGACAAGTGGAATGTTGCGGGGGAGGCTGGCCTGGTGAATTGCCTGAGCGAGCTGCTATTCCGAGACTACCCGGATTACAGGCACCACGAAAACGAGGTGCCCTGGGACTTCGACGCCCTCCCCGACGAGTTTCAGAAGGGAGACTCATGAGGTACGACCCTGGAATGATGGTGAAGCTCCTCCCCCTCGCGTTCGATAAGCAGCGTGGATGGGGCGTGAGTCTGTCTGAGACGCATATCGAGGCTGGCATGCCCAAGGCTAAGCGTGACCCGTCCGAGGGCGGGGACGTGATGGCCATGTGTGCGGACGCTCAACGCGCCTACTGGCACCTGTCCCAGGCCGACAGGAACGTTATCGGCAATCGCCTGATTCTTGACGTGGAGCAGGAGCAGGTGGCGCGTGTGCTTGGTGTGAACGTGTTGACTGTGCGCCGTCATGAGTTCCGCATTGTGCGGGAGATGTGCGAGTTCCTGAACGGACGCCCGCTCAATGACGGGTTGGACGACGATCCTGTGGAGGTGATTCTGTGACCAGTGTTGAGGACGCGGCGGCTCGTCTTGACGTGATTGAGCGCGGCCTGCGCGCCGAGGTCGAGGAGGTTGAGGAGGCGATTGCGGCGGTCGAGTTACTGCTTGTTGCAGCGTCCCGTCTGTGTAGCACAGGCTCGCTTGACAGTACGATGACTGTCCTGCGTCGCCTGCGTAGCGAGCTGGGTGCGTGTAAATTGCAGGCGTTGACGGCGCTCGCGCGCGTATCACATTCTCAGATTTCCGCAACTCGAATGGGGCCTACCGATTAGGGTTGATTGCCTCCAATGGTGCCAGTTAATTCTGCGCTCGCCTGCTTCCCCCCGCTCCCAACTGCCTTACGGTGGTTGTGGGGCGGGGGGATTTTTTGTTGCCCTCGTTGGCAAAAGTGACTACGGTCAGGGAGTTCGCGTAGCGCCCGTAGTCTTGCCTGTCGAATACGAGCTCTACTACGATCTGTGATCTAATCGTCACTCAGCGGCCCCCACCCCGATTAAGGGGCGGGGGCCGCGCCACAACCAGTAGACTCACATCGAACCTGTTGTTCAGTCTTTGAACCGACATCCCGGAGGACACGATGAAGCGCATGCGTGATGGCTCGTACACGATCAAGCCGACGTACAAGGTCGGCGAACACGACATCGTTCCCGACATGCTGGCCAAGCGCGCCCTCCTACACCCCGACCAGGTGGCGGTCGAGCAGCGCTCCTCCGTCGGCTCCACGCGCTCCCTGACCACTGCTGAGCTCCAGCGTCAGGTCGAGTACACCGCCTGCGGCCTCATCGGCCTCGGCGTGCAGGCCGGCGACGCGGTCGCGATCCTGGCCCCGACCTCGTACGAGTGGCTCCTCCTGGACCTCGCACTGCTCTCGATCGGCGCAATCACCGTCCCGATCTACGAGTCCGACTCCGCCGCCCAGATCGAGCACATCCTCACCGACGCGCACGTGACCCGCGTCTTCACGGCCACCACCCAGCAGGCCGAGCTCGTGCACTCCGTGGCTCCCGAGTACACCCTGGCGGTCGACTCCTTCGACCGCGGTGCCCAGCGCATGATCGCCCGCGCCGCCACCGGCATCACCATCGAGAACGTCGATCAACGCCGCGCGACCATCTCCTCCTCGGACATCGCCACCATCATCTACACCTCCGGCACGACCGGAAACCCGAAGGGCGTGGCCCTGACGCACGCAAACTTCGTGGCCACCGCGCAGGGCGCCCGCCAGGTCCTCGGTGAGGTCATCGACTCCCCCGAGACCCGCCTGCTGCTCTTCCTGCCGGTCGCCCACGTGCTCGCTCGCCTCGTCATGCACGTGATCCTATCCGGCCAGGGCGTCCTCGGCTTCTCCCCCAGCATCAAAAACCTGCTGCCCGACATCCAGGCATTCAAGCCCTCCGTGCTCCTCGTTGTGCCCCGCGTCCTCGAGAAGGTCTACAACGCGGCCTCCTCCAAGGCGGGCGGCGGCATCAAGGGCCGCATGTTCGCGTGGAGCGCCAAGCAGGCGCGCACCTTCTCCGTGGCCTCCGAGAAGACCTTCGGCCCCGGCCTGTTCAAGAAGATGCGTCACGGCATCGCCGACGCGCTCGTCCTCAAGAAGATCCGCTCGGTTCTGGGCCCCAACCTGCGCTACATCGTCTCCGGCGGCGCACCCCTAGCCACCGACCTCGCCCACTTCTACGCCGGCATGGGCATCACCCTCATCCAGGGCTACGGCCTGTCCGAGACCACCGGCCCGATCTCCGTCCAGCACATCGGCAAGAACCCCGTCGGCGGCGTCGGACTGCCCCTGCCCGGCAACTTCATCAAGATCGCCAAGGACGGCGAGATCCTCGTGCGCGGCCAGTCCGTCATGCCCGGCTACTACCACCTGCCCGAGCAGACCGCCGAGGTCATGCCCGACGGCAAGTGGTTCCACACGGGCGACCTGGGCTCGATCGACCGCAAGGGCCAGCTGACTATCACGGGCCGCAAGAAAGAACTCATCGTCACCGCGGGCGGCAAGAACGTCTCCCCCGAGGTCCTCGAGGATTCCCTGGCGACGCACCCGCTGATTGCGAACGTCATCGTTGTCGGCGATCAGCGCCCCTACGTCGGCGCGCTCTTCACCCTCGACGCAGACATGCTGCCCGACTGGCTGGCCAAGCACGGCCTGCCGCAGTGCTCACCCACCGAGGCGGCCGAGCTGCCCGCCGTGCGAGAGTCCCTCGAGAAGGCCGTCGAGCGCGCCAACAAGGCTGTCTCCCGCGCCGAGTCGATCCGTAAGTTCCGTATCATCGACGCGACCTTCACCGTCGAGAACGGCTACGTGACGCCGTCGATGAAGCTGCGCCGCCGCAAGGTCATCACCGACTACGCCCACGAGATCGACGCCCTGTACGGCGGTCCCGTCTCCGCCGAACCGGCGAAGAAGCGCGGGCTTTTCGGTCGCGGCAAGAAGAACTGATCCCACCACGCACGGCGCACAGCGCCCACCCCACGAAAGGACCGCAATGACGGTACGCAGGCTCGCCGACGGCTCTTGGGAGTCGATCGCAACGCGAGAAGCCACCGAGGACATGAACCTGCCAAAGATGCTCCACCAGCGCGTGGCGTCTCACCCCGGGCAGGTCGCAATCGAGCGTCGCTCCAATGTCGGTGCGTGGCGTCCTGTCACGATGGAGACCTTCCTGGGTGAAGCCGACTCGATCGCGCGTGGCCTCATCGGCATCGGGCTCGAGGCCGGCGACCATCTGGCGATCCTGGCCCCCACCTCCTACGAGTGGGCACTCATTGACGTGGCCGCGCTGTCCTGCGGCGCCATCACCGTGCCCATCTACGAGACGGACTCGGCCTCGCAGATCGCGCACATCCTGGCCGACGCCGACGTGCGTATCGTTATTACGGCCACCACGCAGCAGGCCGAGCTGGTCGAATCCGTGCGCACCGAGGGTGTGCGCCATATCCTCTCCCTGGACCGTGGTGCCGAGCGCGTCCTGTCGGGCGCCGCTCAAGGCGTGAGCGTCGAGCAGGTCCGAGAGCGCACCGACGCCGTCAAGCTGGGCGACGAGGCGACGGTCATCTACACCTCCGGCACGACCGGCATGCCCAAGGGCGTCGTGCTCACCCACGGCAACTTCATCTCGCCGATGCTGCAGGCCTACGACTTCCTACCGCTCCTCATCAACGACCCGAAGTCGCGCTCTCTGCTCTTCCTGCCGGTCGCCCATGTGCTCGCGCGTTTCGTCATGTACTGCCTGCTCGCGGGCCAGGGCGTCACCGCCTTCTCCCCCGACACGCGCAACCTGGTCAACGACATCGCGACCTTCAAGCCGACGATGCTCCTCGTGGTCCCGCGCGTCATGGAGAAGGTCTACAACGCCGCGGCCGCGAAGGCCGGCGGCGGCATGAAGGGCCGCATGTTCGCGTGGGCCGCCAAGCAGGCACGCGCCCTGTCCAAGGCCTCCGCCTACGTCGACTCTCCCCTGCCTGAGTCCGCCGTGGCTGGTCCCGGCCCCGATACGACGCCCATCCCCGACGCCTCGGCGATGCCTTCCCCCGGCCCGTCGACCGCGCTCAAGCTGCGCGGACGCGTCGCCGACGCGCTCGTCCTGTCGAAGGTCCGCGCGATCCTCGGCCCGAACCTGCACACGATCATCTCGGGTGGCGCTCCCCTGGCCCTTGATCTCGCAAACTTCTATCGTGGCCTGGGCATCACGCTCCTGCAGGGCTACGGCCTGTCCGAGACGACCGGTCCGATCTCCGTGGAGACGCCGCAGGACTTCCCGCCGGACTCGGTGGGCTTCCCCT